AAGTGCATCCATTCACCGTAATGTTTGTCAATTCTTTGACCACCAATTTCAAGTTCTACACTCTTGATAACAGCGAAACCTGCATTATCATTATATGATTTATTAGCATCACCGGAGGCTGGAAGACCGATTTCAACATACATGTTAGTTACTAAATCACCGTTACGGCTGATTGTTGCGCTAACTTTTTTACCGAAGTCAGCAGTACCATTGAATGTTTGTTCAATAGCTTCCATACTGAAGTTAGTATGACGTCTGTATACTACTTTGAAGAAAGTAATTTGAGGATTACCTGTAAGGTATACATCTTGAGCACCATAAGCTACGAGTTGCATGAGACCACCACCCATTGTTTTTGTTTATAATTCTAGATAATATTTTAATTTCAAATAAAATAATTAAAAAATAAAAAATTAATTAAAAAATTAATTGGAATAGGCAAGACCACCCATACCACTCATTACACGGAGAACATTGTAGTTGACAGCATAGATACGAACAGTAGCAGCTGCAGTAAGATTCATATTAAGAGTTGCGTTATCAATACGGGAGAAGTTGCAAGTACCAGATGGTTGATGTTCTTCTGGTTTAAGTGCAAATGAGTATACATTAATACCTTCATCAGGAGAACCGCTGTGATGTTGATATGGTTGTACATAGTTGAAGTATGCACCTGGGCGTGTTGCAAATCTATCGTGACCATTAAGTTGAAGTTTGGCATCACTGACAAGATTATCACCACCACCGAAGCTACCACCAACATTACCATCAATAGTATCAAGGAATGCAGTATCAAGAGCATTAGTATAGTTGAAACGTTGAAGTGCTGCTGCACCAAGTGAAGTAGATGTTTGTGCTACCCATACAAGTTCTTTAACTGGATGATTAAAGTTAAGACGGAAATTGTTTGAATTTACTGCACCTGTTTCTTCAGAGTATTGGAGTTGTTCAATAAGGTATTCGTGTGATACTTGTGCGAAGCGTCTGCGTTCATCAGTATCAAGATATACATAGTCTACCCAAAGTGAAGTATCACCAAGAGTTGGTGTGCCAGCTGAACCAATCTTTACATCAGCAAGAGCACGGAATTCTACAATAACCTTAACTTCATGGTATTGAAGGGCAATAAGTGGAAGAGCAAGACCTGCATTGCGGCAGAAGTAGAATAAAAGAGGAACATAGCAAGTATATGCACCTACATTACCTTCAGAGCGATTAAGTTTTACAACATTACCAAGCATTTTATCTAATACTTGTACTTTAGCAAGAGGGCAACTAAGTTCTTTCCAGATATGCATCCATTCACCATATTGTTTATCAATACGTTGACCACCAATTTCAAGTTCTACTGTATTAATAAGTGCATTACCTACTTCAGCACACCAGTTATCAGTAGTAGTAAGTGCGGGTAAAGCAATTTGTAAATGCATATTGGATACAAGATCACCATTACGGCTGATTGTTGCTGTAACTTTATTTCCAAAAGCTACAGTACCATTGAATGTTTGTTCAATACATTCCATACTGAAATTAGTATGACGTCTGTATACTACTTTGAAGAAAGTAATTTGAGGATTACCGGTAAGGTAAACATCTTGAGCTCCATAAGCTACGAGTTGCATAAGACCACCACCCATTGTTTTTGTTTATACATTAGATAAAGAAAAAAATTTTATAGAAAAAAAAAAATAAAAAAAAATTAATTAGAATATGTAAGGCCACCCATACCACTTTTTATTCTTAAAACGTTGTAATTTAAAGCAAAAATCTTGATTTTTGCGTTTGTAGTTATTGAACCAGTATTAATATGAAGTGCAGCATTATCTATTCTTGAAAAATTGCAAGTACCCGATGGTTGATGCTCTTCTGGTTCAAGTGCAAATGAATATACATTAATACCAGTAGTAGGACTTGATGTATGATGATAATATGGTTGAACACAATTAAAATATAATCCTGGTCTTTGAGCAAATCTATCGTGTCCATTTAATTGAAGTTTAGCATTGCTAACAACATTATTTCCTCCTGATACAGAACCATAAGCACTATCTATAGATGCTGAATCTCCATAATTAAAAAAACTTGAAGCATTAGAAGTAGTATTTATATTACTATCTTTTCTAACTACCCAAATAAGTTCTTTAACCGGATGATTAAAATTTAATCTTACACGATTATTTGCACCACTTACTGTTTCATCACCTGTAAATTGTAATTGTTCAATAAGATATTCATGTGATACTTGTGCGAATCTTTTTCTTTCATTACTATCTAAATATATATAATCTACAAGTAATTTTCCACTGACAATATTTAAAGCGGTTGCTGTACTCGCACCAAAACCTTTAATACAATTTATAAAACTTTCAAATTCAATATTAATTTTTACTTCATGATATTGAAGTGAAATAAGTGGAAGAGCAAGTCCTGGATCTTTGCAAAACCAAAATTGTAAAGGTATAAATAATGTAGTTTCTGGAATACTTGCATAAGAATCATTAGGAACAGTATTTAATTCTGATGTAGCACCAATCATATTATTATAGTTATCTAGTTTACTATTAGAAACAGTTAATTCACCCCAAATATATAACCAATGATTATAATGTTTATCAATACGTTGACCACCAATTTCTATATCTACATAATTAATTAAATTTAATCCTATATAATGATTCCAAGAAAAATTTGATGTACCAGAACCTGTTATTTGTGGTAAAACTATTTGTAAATACATAGGACCTACAAGATCTCCATTTCTATTAATAACACAACTAACTTTTCTTCCAAAATCAACAGTTCCATCAAATGTTTGTTCTATACTTTCTATACTAAAATTAGTGTGTCTTCTATAAACAACCTTAAAAAATGTAATTTGGGGATTACCAGTAAGATATATGTCTGCTGCACCATAAGCAACTAATTGCATAAGACCACCACCCATAAGTCTTTTATAATAATTATATATATTTTTTATAAATTAATTAACTTTATAATTAAATAATTTAAATAAATGAAAAAATTAATTAGAGTATGCAAGACCACCCATACCACTCATTACACGAAGAACATTGTAATTTGTTGCATATACACGAGTTTTAGCAGAGGAAGAAACTATTAATGTTAATTGAAGTATTGCAGTATCAATACGAGAAAAGTTGCAAGTACCTGATGGTTGATGTTCTTCTGGTTTAAGTGCAAATGAATAACTATTAATACCATTAGCAGGTGAAGCTGTATGGTGATTATATGGTTGTACATAATTAAAATATGCACCTTTACGTTCAGCAAATCTATCATGACCATTAAGTTGTAATTTTGCTGCAGATGTTATATTAGCACTACTACTAGTAAATGCTTTTAAATCATTATTTTTTTCAGTTGTATTATATGTTGCATCATTATCATGAGCAACAGAAGTATTAAGTTGTGTAACCCATACAAGTTCTTTAATAGGATGATTAAAATTAAGTTTTAGTCTTTGTGTAGAAGAAGTAACTATTTCATTTCCTGAAAATTGTAATTGTTCTATAAGATATTCATGTGAAACCTGTGCAAATCGTCTACGTTCATCAGTATCAAGATAAATATAATCTACCCAAAGACTTACATTAGTTAAACTACCACTTGTTGCAGGAGTAGAGGTTGTGCTTCTAATAAGTCCTCCATCTCCACTTAAAGAATTAAATTCTATATTTAATTTTACTTCGTGGTATTGAAGTGCAATAAGAGGTAGAGCAAGACCTGGATTTCTACAAAACCAAAAATAAAATGGAACATATATTGTTGTTGCGCTAGCACCCGTTCCTTGCATAGCAGATGTAGTACCAATCATATTTTTAAGACTATCAAGTTTACTTTCTGTAATTGTAAGTTCTTTCCATATATGCATCCATTCACCATAATGTCTATCAATGCGTTGACCACCAATTTCTATATCTGAATTTTTTATAAGAAAAAATCCAACATCTTCACACCATCCTTCAGAAGCATTTACAGCAGGTAAAGTACATTGTAAATGCATAGAATGAATTAAATCTCCATTTCTACTAATAGTACATGACGCTTTTCTACTAAAATCAGTAGTTCCATTAAAAGTTTGTTCAATACATTCCATACTAAAATTTGTATGACGTCTATACACTACTTTAAAGAAAGTAATTTGTGGATTACCTGTAAGATAAACATCTTGTGCGCCATAAGCTACAAGTTGCATGAGACCACCTCCCATTTTTATTATATATTTAAATAAGAAAAAAATAGAAAAAATTAATTATTTTTGTTTAAATTATTTAATAAAAATTGTTTTTCAAAATCTCCATCAAGAGCAATTTTTTTTGTTATTTTTTTGCCAATATTATTTTTATCGAATTCCTTTTCAAATATAAATTGTTCTGGATTATGTTCTATCATTTTTACAGTCCAACCATCTAAAAGTGCTTTCATTATAAATCGTATTTTTGCTAATGTACTACAATTTAATTCTTCTAAAGTATTTTCTAGGACATCTTTTATGACCATTAGTCCTTTTCTTATATTAAAATATGAAAATTTTATTTATTTAACCGAACAAAAATATTTAAAGGAAATTTCTTAATTATAATTATAATTATGTCTATGTTTAAAAATAAAAATATGAAACAGATTTTATCTGATTCAAGAAGAACATTAGATTCAAAACATCAAGAAATAATAAATAAAATGAAAAATGAAAGAAAAACAATTAATAATAAATTAAAAGAATTAAAACAATTAGATAAACAATATTCTGAATTAGATAAAAAAAAAATTAGTGAATTAACAGATAATGAACTTTCTAAAAAATTTAAATTAAAAGATACAATTAAAAACTTAAAAAATAATATAAAAAAAATTGAAAATTATGATAATGAAAAAGATTATTTTTTAAAAACAAGTCATCTATTGTTTGAGTATTATAATACAACAAAAGAACAATATAAACAAGAAAATAAAACTATAATAAATTTTTTTAATAATTCAAGTAATGATGATAAAAATGAAGGGAAAATAACAAATTATATAAATAAAAAAACTGATTTTCAAAAAGCTGAAATTCTAGATGAATATTTAAGTTTAGTAGATGATAATTATGTTAAAAAATGTGATAAAGAACAATTAGCAACTAAATTATGTAATTATTGTAATATAGAAAAAACAATTATACAAAATGAAGGATTAATGGTTTGCCAAAAATGTGGAGATATAGAATTTACAATAATTGATAGTGAAAAACCATCTTATAAAGATCCTCCACCAGAAACAAGTTATTTTGCATATAAAAGAATTAATCATTTCAATGAATGGTTAGCACAATTTCAAGCAAAAGAAACAACAGATATTCCTCAAACAGTTATAGATAAAATTTTCCTAGAAATAAAAAAAGAAAGAATTGTAAATATGGCTGATTTAACTCAAAGTAAAGTAAGAGAATATTTGAAAAAATTAAAATTAAATAAATATTATGAACACGTACCACATATAATAAATCGTTTAAATGGTTTATCTCCACCAATAATGGATAGAGAAACAGAAGAAAAATTAAGAATAATGTTTAAAGAAATACAAGGACCTTTTATGAAAGTATGTCCTAAAGAACGTAAAAATTTTTTGAGTTATAGTTATGTATTACATAAATTTGTAGAACTTCTTGGTCTAGATGAGTTTTTACAATGTTTTCCATTATTGAAAAGTCGTGAAAAATTACACCAACAAGATTTAATTTGGAAAGAAATATGCAAAGATTTAAAGTGGGAATTTATTAAAAGTATTTAAATAAGTACAGATTTACCTATACCAAAACCAGAACCAACACGTGCACTAGAACCAATTTCAGGTGAAAAAAGATCTAAAATAAAAAAAGTTAATGCGCCAACAAGACCAATTTGTATTACTTCATTAAAATTAGTTTTTGTATTTGGAATATAAAAAGCAACCATAGCTATAGAAATTCCTTCTAATGCATATTTTATAAATAAATTAACAAGACTTGATATATCTTTATTATTATTTATATGTTTTTTACTATTTAGTTCTGAAAAATTAACTTCAGAATACATAATTTTATACAATATAATTAGAAAAAAATAATTATATTATTAATAAATTAAAATCCACCTTTATATCCTACAGTAGAAGCACCTATACCAAAACCTGCTCCAGAGCGAGCAGCACTTGATACTGCTGGAGCATATAAATCTAAAATAGAAAATGTAGCTGCAGCTGTTAAAGCAATAATTGCAATTTCTTCCATATTCATAGTTTTTCTTGGAATATAATAAGCTGCAATTGCAACAGCACCACCTTCTATTATATATTTAATTGCACGTTTAATGACCTCATCAATATCGTAATCTAACATAAGTATTTATAATTTAATAAAAGATTTTTTTTTATTTAAAATACTTAAAAAAAACAATACGTTTATTATATATAAAATAAATAATTAACATAAATATAATGAGTAAAACAGAAGATTTCCTTGATGCTGATAAAGAAGTACGAGGTCAAAATTTTGTATGTTTAAGTTTTGTTTCTCCTACCAAAGATTTTTTAACTGACAAAGAAACCTATATGGCACAAAAATTTTTAAAAAAATTTAAAGATGATATATTATTTCAACTTAATTTAGATGATGAATTAAAAAATAATGATCGTGTAAAAAAACTATTAAATAAATTAACTGAAAATATTGGAGATAGATATAATGATTATAAAAAAATTAATCAAACTGATTTAGATCAAGAATTTAATTCTGAAAAAGATGGATATTTAACAATGAGAGGATTAAAAGTACGAGGTTGTTATGAAACATTAAGAGAAGCACAAGTACGTGCAAAGGTATTACAAAAAACAGATCCAAATTTTCATGTTTTTGTAGGTCAAGTTGGTTATTGGTTACCTTGGGATCCAGAAGCAGACCATATAGAAGATCAAGAATATCAAGAAGAACAACTCAATGAACTTGTTAAAGGATATAAAGAACAAGCACAAAAACGTGATGAATTTTATGAAGAACGTAGAAGAGAATTAAGTAGTGCAGCAAAAGAAGATGGACAAAAAGGTAAAACTGATAGTAAAATTGAAGAAATAAATACTGATACAAAAAATGATGAATGGGAAAAAGCTAAAGAAGAAACTATTGAAACTACAGAAGAAAAAAGCGATAAAAATATGAGAGAGATAATTGAAAATATATTTTAAATTTTTTTCTTAACATTTAATAAATGAGATCAATAATTATAACGTTATTTTTAATTGGAATAATACTTATTATAACCGGTTATAATAAGGAATATCAAAAATGCGAACCTAAAGTAAAATATGTATATAGATTTGTTCCAAGAAATTTTACAGAAGAACAATATAATCAACAAAAAGTAGAAGATATGTTTGGAACTATGTTTAAAAATCCAAGTCCTTGGACAGGTAAATTTCCAGATATGGTAATAAAAAAAGGAGAAGATATAAATAAAAATTTTATAAGCCAAACAGGTAAAGATACAGATATGAATGAAGTTATAATTGAAACAGAAATATTAAATTAATTTTCTTTTTTAATATTTATAGAATTATTGGAATTAAATATATCATCATCATCTTCACTCTCAGAATCATTATTAAAATTATTATTACTATATTGCCAAAATTCTTTACTACACATTTTAAAATCTTCATGGTCTTCTGCTTTATACCAAAACACTTGGTCTTCTATTTTATTACTTTTAGCATTATTATGAATAACCATACATTCATAATTTTCAGTTGTAGCATCCATAGCTTGACAAAATGTATTAAAATCTGGAAACATACCAGCATAATGTTCATATAATTTTTTTCTATTAGAAACAATATTTTCTCTTAAAATAAAAACATAATCAATATTTGTTCTTAAATTAGGGGGTATTCCTAAAGCAAATTGCATAGTCATTAAAAATAAAATTTTATAATGTCTTCCATTCATAAAAACACTTCTCATATTTTTATCTTTAGTCCAACTATTATCATATAAACAATCATCTAATATAAAAAAAATTCTATCATCTATTTTACTATTTATTCGTCCAGCATCTTTTGATTTTGCTATTTTTTTTTGTCTTGTTAAAATTCTTTTAACAATCTCTTTATCAAATTCTTCATATATACATGCTGGTGGGACTATTTTACTAAAAAAATGATTTGCTCCTTCTGTAGCACTAATAACAGTTCCCATAGGTATATCTTTATGATAATAAAGTAAATCTTTTACTAAAAAACTTTTACCAGTTTCTCTTTTACCAATAAAAACACATACTTTATCATTTCCAATTTTTTCCATGTCAAATTTTTTAAGTTTAAGACTGACACGTCTATTTTTATTTGTTTTAGATTTTGAAGTTTTATTTGACATTATTACTATCAAATAAAAAAATTATATAAATGCTTTTACGCACTAAATTTAAAAATCAGGTGGGTCGGGTGACAAATCTGCTGTATAATTGTTTATATTATTACCACCAATAAAATTATTATTTAGATTAGAAAATATATCATTTCCTTTAATATTATTTGTAATAAAAAATACAAGAACACCTACAATAATAGCTCTTTTAAAGTATTCTTTTTTTGTTTTTTTTATATTTGTTATTTTTGAATCAATATAATCACATATAAAAATCACAAATATAGAAAATATTGTAGAATATATTGAATTATTAAAAATATTGTTTAAAACGTTCATTTTATTTTAAATTTAGAAAAAAAAAATATAAAAAAACCTTTAATCTTCTGCATCAGCAAAAAATTCTAATGGTTTAACTTCTAATTTAACATTCTCTTTTTGTTTATTATCTTCATTTTTTTCTTTATTTTCAGTATCTTCATTTTCAGTATCTTCATTTTTTTCTTTATTTTCAGTATCTTCATTTTCAGTATCTTCATTTTTTTCTTTATTTTCAGTATCTTCATTTTTTTCTTTATTATTAGAAACAGTATCGTCGTCATTATATTTTTTATTGTCAATTATTTTAATTTCTTTAATTTGATTATCATCAATTCCATCATCCATCTGTTTAGGTTTTATTTCAATTGATATACCATCTTCATTTCCATAATTTTCATCTGTATCCTTCTTTTTTAATTCTTTAGGTAATTCCTCAGATACTTCATCTGGTAAGTTATCAGAAAATAATGTTTGTTCAATTTCATTCATTTCTCTTTCATTTTCTTTTTCAGTATCTTCATTATTATTTTCGTTTAGTTTATTTATAAAATCATCATCATCTGATTCACTATCAGTTTCACTATCTGGTTCTTCATCATTTTTAGAACCATTTAAGTCTCTTGAAATCATATTTTTAATATTTTCATTATTTCTTTCAGTTAATTTATTTTTTGAAATATCTATTTTATCATTACCGAATTCTTCTTGATAACTTGCTTGTAAATATTCTTGTAAAATTGCTTTAACTGGTAATAAAATTCTTATTGCTTCTATAATTGCCTCTTTAACAATTTTATAAGATTCTCTAACATTTATTTGTTGTTCATTTGGTGTAAGTTCATCATTAAATAACATAACATTCATATAAAACTTTCTTGCCATTTCAATATAACATTCATGAATAAAATGATGAAGTTTAGGAACAGTTAAATGAAAATTATGTATTCTACTATGATTAGTTACTCTAACAACACTCAAAATTTTTGAAAAAATAACAAATATAGCACTTATTAAATCTTCTAACCAATCAATACCTGATTTTTCAACAATACGGTTAGTTTCTTTTTCTATAATATTTTGATTCCATTGAGGTATATTTTTTAATAAATTTTGAAATATTACTAATATTTTATTTTCATTTTTATTTTCATTTGCTAAATTTTTAGCTTCACTATAAATGTGTGAAATTCCTTCATACATTCTTGGAACAAGTATTCTTGTAAGTTGTTTTGTATATTCTTCTTTAGCATCAACTAATAAATTAACACTAATTTCTTCCATAGATATTAATATACGAAAAAAAATAGTTAATATAATAACGCATAAAATTTAAATTAATAAGAATGTAATGATTGTGTATATGGATTTTTCTTATGTTGTTCTACAAGTATATCGTCAATTCTGTCACTTTCATTTCCTCTTTTACCAGTATCAGAAACACAACCTATATTACCACGTCTACCACCAGGTATTAACATTCCTTGCATTTCATCAACACTAATTGGATTATTTCTATCACAATCTTCTTTTTTAATTGAAACATTCACTTTATCCCTACCATTACTAATTTTAACATTTGATTTTGTAGGTGCACGACCTTTAAGAGTGCACTCGCGAGTATCTTTTTGTACCATATTTTTAGCGGCTTGCCTATTTTCCATTTTATCACCACCAGCTGCAGTTTTTGCGGGTCCTTGATATTCAAAATCTGAAGTAATTTGTTTTTTAGTGCATTTAATTTTATCTTGTATGTCAACTTGCCTTTTAATCATACCTGCTGGTTGATTAATATTTCCAGAATTACAATATAATGTTGTTTGTTTAGTAGTTTTTCTAAGTTCTTCTTGGGGACCAATTGATTGAGAAAATTGTGAAGATGAATTAAAATTACCGCTTTGTCTATTATTAATTTCTGTTTCTGATTTTTTAGTAAATTTAGCATTATCATCATAATGAACTGTTGTTTGATTGTAATTTGCTACATTTGAATTATGAACTTTAGTAGACATAGTAGAACGGTTAGTTTCAACATTTCTTATAGAGTTTCTACCCATATCATTTTGTTTCATATTAGATGTTGTAGCATTTACATGACGAGTACCATAAGTTCCAAGCTCTTGTCTCTTTGGTTGCATAAGTTGTGGTTGATCTTTAAGTGTCCTAATTTTATTACCTTGTTGATATGAAGCAGGACCTCTTTGAACGATAGATTCTTTACGTTGTGTATTTTTAAGAACAACTTCACCTTTATATTCTGGTTTAATAAATGCACCAGTTGTTCGTAACCAATCATCACGTTTTCTTTCTGTAACAGTTTTAGGACGATTTACAGAAACTTCTTGTTGTATTCCTCTTGATTTAACATTAGAAACACCAGGACCTTTTCTACCTTCAAATGAAACTTTTTGATTAGTTTTAGCACGAAGTTGATTTACATTTTTGTATGTTGGCCTATATGTATCATGAAAACCACCAGAAGCACTTTGTTCTGGACCGATTCCTATACCATGTCCTACTCTTTCTGGTTCCATAAGAGGAATACCTTGTTGATATTTACTAACATTATAATAATCTCTACTATTAGATAAATTAGTATTACTTCCAAAAGGAATACCAGAATTAGCTCTTTCTTCTGGTGTAAACATAGAATTAACTTCTTCTTTAGTTCTATAAGTGTCTCCTCTTCCAGTAAAATGTTCCATATGACTAATTGTAGCATTAGGGTTTACATTTTGTTTAATACTACCTCCAAAAAAAGGAACCATATTATTATGTGTAAAATTTTCTTCAATTTCTATATTTTGCCAACCACCAGCATCACGATATTTTCTAGGTGCTGTTTCAATAGTTTCATTCCATTTAGCATAAACATCATCATCTTCTCCTAAAAATCCCAAATTATTAACTTTTTTTTGTTCAAGTTCATTTTCAAATTCTTTACTATATTTAACACCAATTTCTTTTTCAATTGGTTGTTCTTTATATCCTTTTTTCCAAGGCATATCTCTTTTTGGTTCCCAAGCTTCTTCTGGTTTATTTCTAATTTGAGTATCTAATATAATTGGTTTATCAATAGGAATGCTTGGATCACTTAAATCACGAACTAAAGGTATCATATTAGTTTTTTTAGGATTTTTAGATTTTTCATAATTTTTATTACTTAAATTTTGTTCATAATTTCTAACTTCAACACTTCTATTTGAATTGTAAATATTATCTCCTACCGGAATTTCTTCGTTTAATATATTATTACGTGTAGTATATTTAGCGCGTGGTTGTTTTCCATTTTTATTTAAATACCAACCAGCGCCAACTAAACTAGTAACTATATATAATGTAATATCCATTTACTATATTAACAGATAATATTTTAAAATATTAAAAAATATTATGTTTTAATTATCAACACGACAATCTTTATTAAAAATATTAAATATTTCAATTGGCAACTTTTCAATTTCAAAAATAGTTATTAATGTATTTTTATTTATTTTTCCTATAAGTTGAAAATGTAAATTTGTAGAATAATATAATAATATTACATACTTATGACTTCTAATATTATTCATAATATTTTGAATTATATATTCTTCATTATTTAATAATATAAAACTTACATTTAATTTTTCTTCTAATAAATTTATTATTATATGATCACCCCAAAAATTATCTCCCATTTTCATAATTTCATTTTGTAAATCTTCTATTTTAAATATATTAAAAGGATTCCAATTGCCATAAAATTCATTATTTAATTTTGCTAATTTATAACTTTCTATAATACAATCAAAATTATTAATTGTAATAGATGAAGATGCTATCTTTCTAATATCTTGAGATGTATAATATTCTTGTTTTAAATTATTGTCAATTATAATATTTAAACTGGGTTCTATAGCTTTTGTATAATTTAAAGCAGTAGCAATACATTCAAATAAACAATTTCCTTCACCTCCACAATCACGAATACCATACGTGCAATTTTTATTAGTTTTTTGTGCGTTTTCATTTAATCTTACTCTCCAAGACCAATCAATTTTAAACCAACCATCATCACACATAATTTTATGCCAATTTCTATCATTAATTTTATTTAATCTATTTGTTTCATTATTTGTATAATAAAATGTTTTATTTTTTACAATGATATTTGGTGTAATATAAATTTCATCATCCATTATTAAATAAATAATAAAATTTTTTTTTAAATAATTTTTAATTATTAAAATAACAAGTAGTATTACAATGACCGTGTGCTTTTTTTACATCTATACCAGAATATAAACCTATATTATTAATTGATGATGCTGTTTCTGTGCTAAAATCATTATTTTGAATTTTTTTACATAAATTTTTTTCTTTATGTTTATCTTTCATATTAAGTCTTGTATGTTCAGGTCTATCCAAAATAATATGTTCTAAATTTTGAGGATTATTAATTGGTTTAAAAAATATATAATTACTCATATCCTTTGATTCTTCATTTAAACTTAAATGATCTCTAGTAGGATCGCCATTAGCGTAACCAAAATTTATTTTTTTACATATCATAGTATTATTTGTTTCTTTTTTTCCTTTGTCTTCTATTAAATTATAATTTTTAGGTTGATATTTACTTGTAGGGTCCTTTGGATTAATATTTCTTATTCTATTTGTTATATCATTTTCCATATTAATTATAGAAGAAACTTTTGGTTGTAAGTGTTGATTACTACCTTTATTATGTGCTTTACATTTTTTTTCATGAGTTGTATATATATCATTTAACATATAAAGACCACTTTTTTTTGATTGTTCTATATACATATCATACTCTTTTTTAAAACTCATTTATATATAGATATAATTGAGATTTTATATTTATCTAAATTAGCATTTTTTATTTCTTTTAATAGTTCTTGTAGATATACCACCTTGTGGAAATGGTAATACTACACGATTAACCTTTTGTGGATTTATTTTATCTGGTATTTTTTCAAATCTTGTTGGAAATTGACTTGAACCACTCATAGGGTTTTCATGGCGAAGTGGTCTTGTATTTGCACTACGAAGTAATGTTGATTCTTGATCAACTTTTTTTAAACTTAAATTTGATTGACCTTTGTATGGCGCTGTTGGTAAAGGGAAAGAACCCATTTGTTGTGGAACATTTTTATTTGTACTAATTCTACCGTTGCGAAGTTTAGAATCATTATCAACTTTGCAACCTTCTGCACCAATCCAACCATAACCTTCATCAAAATTAACACCTCTTTGAAATGCTACATCATTGAAAACAGCATCACATTTTTTACTTGAAAAATTAGCAAGGCGATAATTACCTACAGCCGCGCTTTGTTTTTCAGATGCTGTCTTAACAGAGCTATCATTATGAATATTTTCACTATTATAAATAAAATTTTTATTCATTCTATATATAATATTATGTAAGGTTTTTTTTCTATATAAAATTAAAATTAAAATTAAATTAAGCTAAATCTTTTTGAAGAATTGGTTTTTGTTGTCTTAAATCTTCATATTTTAAACAACCTACATTATCACCTTTACAAGTTTTACGCTTATATAACCAATTTGCAAATTCCGTTTGATTATTAGGTACTTGACTACCAGGAACTGTATAAAATTGTCTATCACTATTTAATCTACCATATACATCACTAACATCTTTAAATAAATTTTCATTAAATTTAATATCTATATCTTTTTGTACTTCTGGTTCTAATGGATTACAAGGTTTTTCTTTTGTTTCAAAATTGTCTGTAACAAAATTAGGATTCATAAATGGATTATTTGATGTTGGTTTTGAACATTTTTCTTCTTTTACTTTATTTTTATTTTTAAAATCTTCTAATTTTAATTCTTTTCTATTCCTTATTTCTCTAAATAAATATGTTGATGTCATAATAACAATTGGAATATAAAAATAGATAGGTTTACTATGATATAAATATAACAATATTCCTAAAAATAAAGAAAATCTAACAATACAATTTAATTTTTCAACATCTGTCATATCGGGTGATGGATAAAATTCATGTAATCTATCCATATCATATAATATACTAATATCATCAGCCCAAAAAGGATCACTCATTATTTAATTATATACTATATAATTATTTTTAATTTATTCATTTTTGTTTTTTTTTAATTCTTCTAAAAGAATTTCTGCTTGTTTTTCAACGTTGACATTTTGTAATAATTCTTGAAATTGTTCTGAAATTTTATCTTCATCATTTTCATTTTCATCTTTATCTTCATCTTCATCTTCATCTTTATCTTTATCTTTACTATTACCATCAGTCATTTTTTCAAATAATTTTTTTGCTTCAGCATCAATATCTTTACTTTGAAATAATGCCTCAAACTCTTTAGCATGGATATTATCTCCAAAATTTATTTTCTTAGGATCTGTTTTTTCTGCTATATTTTCTATATCATTCACAATTTTATCCATATCTTTTTCTATTTTATTTATTTCTTTTTCTTTATCTATTTGTGATTCCTGATTTAGAGTTGTATTTCCACCAAATCCAGGTAATTTATCTTTTAAATCAGTTTGCATAATATTCATCATTTTTTGACTAGCTTCTAATAATTCATTTTCATTTACTTCTTTATTTTTTAATTGTTGTTCTACATTTTTACCTATACCTTCCATCATAGATACAATTTTATTATCTGGATTTCCAGTTAATAATCCTGTTAAAATATCCTCTGGTCTCATAGAATTATCAGTCATAGTTTTATGTAATTCTTGTCCAACATCATTAATAATTTTTCCAAAAATATTATTATCTTTTGCACCTAACATATTTTTTACATGATTAGCACTTTGTTCAAAATTTTCTTTACTCATTTGAGATTTTTTACTTTTTTCATTTAATTTTTTCATATTATCAAAAATTATTTTTGAATAATCTTCAGGATTATCTTCATCAAAATGAATATTTAAAAAATCTTTAAGCTCTCCATTCATTTTTAATATTAAATATGATCTCATATATAAATTATTTAAATATCTCCAAATACTAATTTTGGTATGTTCATTAAGATTTTGTTTCCATATTTTTTTGAAATTAATACCTTTTAAAAAATAAATTTTATCATTAGTATTAAATATATTTTCATCATTTTTTGATATTTGTTCTATATATGGATGTAATGATAACATAATATCTTTTACATTTTCAATAATATCTCCATTATTAATTTTATCATCGCTATAATATTTGTCTAATTTTTCCTTAAGACCTGGAAACATGATTAATAAATCACGTTTAAAATCAAATAATGTGTTTTTAAAGTGTAATAATTGTGTACTTGACATATATAATAATATTAATTTCTATATTATTATATATTGTTTTCCGCAAAATTTATATTAATTTACTTATTTAACATAGCATCTCTTTCAACTATTTTAATTAATACTTCAAAATATTTCCATATAATATCTTTTTTATCTTGATCTAAATTTTTCCATAATTTTTTTAAAGCAAGTGCTTCTACAAGATTATCTTCTTTAGAAATTTTATCTGTAGAATATTCATCTATAATATCATCATAATTTTGTTCCATAAAAAATCTTTCATCACGATTATCTATTTGTGTTTTATATGGAAATATATAATATGTAAAACCTTCCATAATCTTTCTTGGATTTACTTTTTTTATCATTTCTATACTATTTTTATACATTCTAATTTGTCTTTCTTCTGGAAATATTACAACAAGATCACTTAAAAATCTATCTATTTGTGTTGTAAATGCTTTTAAATAAGTAATTCCTTTACTCATTTTATTTATATTTATAATATAAATTATCTTTTAAATATTTTGACGCAAATTAAATTCTTTTAACATCTGGGATTTCTCGTCTTCTCATATTTTCCATTTCTTCCATTCTTTTACTTAATTCATCTGTACATTCATTTTTAGTCATATGTGGCATATTTGGTTTATTATCAAATTGTTTAACATTGTTTGATGATTTATTATCTATTCCAGAATAATAACTTGTATTAATTGGACATGACATATCATCACAACCATCTAAAGCACTATATGTAGTACTATAACTATCTAAAATCGTAGATGGTAATGGTTCTGTTTGATTATTAGTTACATTTGAATTATTTGTATTATCTTTATTTTTTAATTGTTTAATATAATTAAAAGCATCTGTTCCACTTAAAGGTTTATTAATTCCTCTAACAATTATTGTAGGTACAGTTTTTATAATTGAAGGTATTTTTATATTTGGGTCATCAGTGCAAAATCTTTTAAAATTATTTAAAACACCGACTTCTGCCATTAATTTGGCCAA